GGGCATTGTCTCTCTATGAATTTCCACATCGGGAGCCCAATAATCAGCGACCTTGTGTAAATGAGGACTTACGGTTGCTATCGGGTTCAATAGGCGACCGCGATTATGTAAATATCTCTCAACACCAGTTTCTACAGATTGCGCGGCATCCATGAGTGTATCGCCGAATATAGGAATAGCTTCCAAACTGACCTTGAACGCAGAACCAAATTGTTTACGTGAAATATTTAAAAAAACAGCAAATATAATAAAAATCAAACCTAACGCATGACCAATTAATTCTCCGCCGAAACCAACATATGGAAGAGGAACAAGTGTAAGAAGTTTTCCAATTACTGTTTCAGTGAGTTCTGCCATTATCGGTAAGGAAAGTGTAACTGTATCAAGTGCTGTCGCAATAAACGGTCCAATAACATCCATATGCTCCAAACTGTTCAATAAAAAAACATACCATAAGACGCCATCCCAGCTTGGTGGAATTTGGTCTGTTATAAAATATGTGAGTTTACGAATAAGTTTGTCAAAAAATTTATTACGCGATGGATCTTCAGACTTTACGACTGTAGCAATAGGAACAGTAGGAGCAGCCGTACCTGTAATAGCAGTCGCAGCCGTACCTGAAAAGCCACCATGTTGTATCTGCACGTTTTGTAACCGTGTAAAAAAATGCGAGCCTTTTTGCTTACGAATAATTGTCTGAATCTCTTGTATATCATTTCGTGTAAATAACGGTTTTCCATTCTCGGTGACTTGTGATACGAGTGAATCTGGTTCATCATCAATGTGATTAACAAAGTATTTATACAGCGTGAATGCTTTGCTAACATTTTCACCGATATGGGGATATTTATGTTTGAAAATGCTATTTATAACATTTTCCATTTTATTTGAAAAAACCTTATCTCTGTTCCAAGACATCCTTACTTTGTACCGATCAAAAAAGTTATTTGTTTTTTGTTTTGTTTTTTTTGGTTTTTGGGTTTTTGGTTTTTGGGTTTTTATTATAATTATTAATTTAGTGTATGTGTTTATTAGAATAGTGTAGGTGACCGGGATTTACTCGTAGTCGCGGATTGAGATGCCGACAGGGAAGCGCGGGATGCCGTCTGTTGTGAACTCCTGGTAGCGCACAGAGAGACGCTTGCCGAGTGCTTCTGAGCCCAGCTTGAACATCTCAATGCGGTCCTCGCGCGTACCGCGAGGGCGGACAGAGAACTCCTGTCCCGCGGGTGTCGTGCATACCCAGATGACGCAACCCTTCTCAATGCCGTCGCCTTCCTTAAAGCCGACAATCGGATACTCGCTGTCCAAGAACTCCTTGTACTTCTGGAGCTCTGTTGAGCGGTGACCGATTTTGTAGAGACCGGCTGCGTTGCGCAGAATCAGCCCCTCGTAGCCCTCAGCAACGTACGCAGCATGAAGTTCCTTGACCGCATCAATCGACTCGCAGCTGACTGTGGGTAGCTGCTTGAGCGCCGTAAATGCGTTCGTTGCGAAAGTCTCCGTGAGCCACGTATTGCGCTCAGCGTTCGTGCCGTCGCGGATCGTATCATAGACACAGAGGTAAATCTTCGCGACCTTCTCTGCATCGCCCGCCTTCAGTGTCGCCTTCTTGACCAGACCGACAATCTCTTGGAATGTCAGGTCGTCCGAGTACAACTCTCCGTCGAGAATTGTGCCCGCAGGCAGCTTATTCACGTCCGCAACGATATGCGTGAGATGCGGGCTGCTGGGCTTCCCATTGCGGCTGAAGAGCCCGCGACCGCTTATCGCTACGCAGCGCACACCGTCCAGCTTACGCTGCGCCAAGCACGGAAAGGGCATGGACTTACCGCGCTTATTGAAGTCCTGCGCGAGCATGGGGAGCGGCACGGACTCGATGGCAGGAGCAGCTGCGGCAGCACCAGCACCAGCACCAGCAACAGCAGCCGTTCCTGTCGCAGTAGTGACAGTAGCCGTTCCTGTCGCAGTAGTCGCAGCAGCCGTTCCTGTCGCAGTACCAGTAGCCAGAGGCGCATAGCCACCATCCTGCTTCTTCTTCCATAGCGCCTCAGCCTCATTCGTCGCCTGCTGAAGCGGCGTGGTCTCGTTCTTGCGACCGATATTCTTACCGGTCGTAACGAGGCGCTCGTTAATCTGCTTCTTACCGTCCACGTAGCCGTGCGTAACAGTAATCACACCTGCGCCCTCACGCGCCGTCACAAAGACAGACCACATCTTGGTCTTGCCCGTAGAAGCCTCGCCATAGAGAATGGGAAGAGACATTGTAGGAAATGTAGGAAATTGAGGAAAGTTAGGAAAGAAAGTAAAAGAAAAGAAAAGAAAGAAAGAAAGAAAGCAAGCACCCGAAAGTAGTATGAGCACTAAAAATCGGTTCAATTTTTTCCGGTAACACACGCAAAAAATTGAATCACACAGCGTGCCGTATCTATCTTTGTATTCTTACATTCCTTCCTATAATTTCTTTCTTTCCTAACTTTCCTCAATTTCCTACAATGGCGTACCGATTAGAGCACGACCGTGCTCATAACATATTTATCGACCAAGCAAAAGACTTTCTCAATGGGTTTCGTAACGAAGACGGTGAAGAAGATAGCCTATGGCGCTTAGCGTCCTTCATCGTGCAGAAATTACTCAAAGGCGCAGATAAGGAAGTAACGGACCCAACACATCCATTTCAGCGTTACGGCGTTAAGAACGAAGCAAGTACGTATGCGAATTTCACACGATTGGCGCAAGATATAATGTTGGAAGTACAGGAGCAAACACTCAAACCGCACGTTGTGAGTTTCTTCCATTCAAACGGTCCGTATCGCGAGGATATGGAAGATTTAGTCATTGACCACTATTATGATTTTGTTCTGCGAGCGAATGGTATTGAACCAGGTCAGAATGACGATAACGAGTCTGATGAGTCTGATGACTCCCATAGCGACGATGAAGTACAAGAAATAACCAGCCAGATTATTGAGGTTAATTAGGTATTAGACCCGTGCTCATTTTAAATTGCCGTTTTTTGTAAGGAAGAATGGTAGGGCAACAACACTCTTCCGATTATAAACTAACGGCTATAAAGCATTATGAAAAGTCAGGTAATCTGACTGAAACCTGTAGAGTATTTCATTGTTATAGAAAAATTCTAAAGTTGTGGTATAATAAATATAAGGCTACTGGGAGTATTACAAGAAAAACAAGAAAGGAAGGCTCTCTTATAAGGTTAAAAAGAAGTATTTGAAAGACTCTACGCTCAAAAGGAAGAGAAAGATTTATATTTCATAATTGACTTTCTTCTGTTTTTCCGTGTCCTTTTACCACCAGTATATAGATTTCTTATTAATGGCTTTCTTTTTCGTAATGTTTCATTCAGAATACGACGAAAAAGATTTTGTGTAGATTTCGGCTGTTGAAGAATGCTTGTTATATTAGGATTAACCACATTTTTCATGTTTTCAAGATTAGGACCATCACTTTTATATATGTAATAGTTATCTCCATCAGATAGTTGTCTACATACAAAATTATAATATACACCTGGTCTTTTTGCAATACCATCGTCGCCTATTTTAAGAAGTTGCTTTTGAGTAACTGATAAAAATTTCATTAATTTATTAAGTAATTCACCATATTTTGATTTATCAGAATTTATCATATCTTTAAATGTTGGGGCTCTTTCAAGTATATTATCTAATATAAGCTTAATTACAGTTTCCTTTTTAGGAAATATACTTTCGTTATAAATTTTATCAATACTCTCTCTTATTATATTATTAGCCACCTTATTGCCATAGGGATTTTTAAGTGGTGTTTTTAATAAGCCCAAATGAGTTGTTGATTCATTATACTCGCTACGAAACATTCGTTCAATATCTTCTCTATAAAAAAATAGAGTATAATTAAAGTTGGGACATTTATCACCGGGCTTATATATAGATACAGGTCCTAATTGTGTTACTAGTTCCTTTGTATTTGATAGGGGATTTCTATATAGTTCTTGGTTTTCTACACTTCCTATTTTATTTAGGAGAGGGGATATATTATGACCATAAGTTAGTTCACCAGGATTTGCCTTCACTATAATAATACAATTATTGGGAACAATAAAGAAAGAATCTAAATCCATAAATCCATTATTACTTCTACTTCCAATTGTCACATCTTTATTTTTTTTTGCCTTTATTTTACACTCACAAGGTTTAAAATTCCGTTCTTCTTCTAATGTAACTTGTGGCTCTTCTCCATGCCCCATTATAATATAAGCATCGCTAGGAACAAACTCCATCTAATGGTGTACAATAAAAAAACGGCAATTTAAAATGAGCACGGGTCTAATGGGCTACATTGTAAAGTTTCGGTGTAAGAATTCAGTATTTTTCAGTTTTATGATTTTACACCTTTTGCCATTTAAAATGGCAAAAGGTGGGTAGCCGTTTTTCTTGAAATCGCCACATATTTGAATGAAAAATGATGTAATAACCCTACAATGAAAACCCAAACATAAGCGCGGAAAAAATTGATTCATCCTCGTAGTTGCAGCAGTAGTGTGTTCCTTTCTTTTTCTTACTTTCTTATTTCCTAGTTTCTTATTCCCTACTTTCCTATTTGCTTAAAGCCTCTTTCCTTTCTTTGAACTATAGAATGTCCTCTTCCGTTCCTAGCTCCTCCATCTCTACATCCGGCACTGCGACGCCTCCGTATTCTTCTGATTTGGAGGTTTCGGTGCCCGGTACGGACTCCGCAACGTCCGTTCCCCTGCCTCTTAAGGTATATATGTCATTTGACGATATGGGCATGAGCGATGATATCCTACGTGGTGTGTATTCGGTCGGCTTTGAGAAGCCGAGTCCGATTCAGCAGACGGCAATTGTACCGATGATGGCGGGGCGCGATATTCTCGCGCAGGCGCAATCAGGTACCGGAAAGACGGGTACGTTTATTATCGGCGGTCTTTCGCGCCTGGACACGACTAAGAACGAGGTACAGATGGTCGTCATTGTACCGACGCGCGAACTTGCGGACCAGATTACGAAGGTCGCGCAGGGTATTGGTGCGTTTGTAGGTCTGCGCGTACATACGGCGACAGGCGGTCCGCCGGTGCACGAGGACCTCGCTGTGCTGGCGCAGCGTGGCGCAAAGAGTGCGCACGTTCCGCATCTTCTCGTAGTTACGCCAGGTCGTTTCTACGACCTTCTAAACCGCAAGGCAGTTTCGCCTGCGACGATTCGCGTGCTCGTGATGGATGAGGCGGACCAGATGTTGGAAGCGCGGTTCCGCGAGCAGATTCATTGTATCCTTTCGCTCGGCTGGCCTTCGACAACGCAGGTCGCACTCCTATCGGCAACGATGATTCCGGAACTCGCGGAGGTCGCAAAATCGCTTCTGCGTGACCCGGTGGAGATTCTTCTTGAGGCGGAGAAGGTATCTCTCGAGGGTATCGCACAGTACTTTGTAGAGGTGCCACGCGAGGATATGAAGATGGAAACGTTATGCGACCTGTACGACCATCTGAGTATTAAGCAGGCGAATATCTTCGTCAATACGCGTGCGAAGGCGGAGTGGCTCGCGGAGCAGATGAAGAAGCGCGGTTTTGACCTCAGTTACATTCACGGTGAGATGGATGTAGAGGAGCGTCGCCGCCGTATGAACGATTTCCGCGCAGGCAAATCGCGCGTTCTCATCTCGACGGACCTGCTTGCACGCGGTATCGATGTTCATCAAGTATCGCTCGTCATCAACTATGAACTGCCTGTTCAGCGCGAGAACTACATTCATCGTATCGGTCGCTCGGGTCGTTACGGTCGCAAGGGCGCGAGTATCAATTTGGTGACGGAGCGGGAGATGCGCGCGCAATCTGAGATTGAGGCGTTCTATGGCAAGAAGATTCTGGACCTGCCTGCGAGCCTAGATATTATGTAAAAAAAACTGAAATAACTATACAATAACTTTTAAAAAAACCACAAAAATAATGTTTTTTTACAATTTATAATGTATGAATTGTACAATATACTCTACAAGTAAGCCTATCCAACCCTACTCTACAATGAATAACAAATTCGTATGTTACGAAACTCTATTTTTTTAATGCTGCCATTTCGCTTTTTTTATTCGCAATTTGCGAATGAATTCCTTCAATTGTGCTAATAAACTGGGTGGTGATTGTGCTGATGCCATTCATAAACTCTGTCTCAGTGCACGTGCTGAGAAGAATCGTCTTATTCGTTTGTTTATTCAAAACTGCTGCGTCAACTTGTTCATTTAAGTATTGAATTTCAGAAGCGATTGTGCTGACGCTCATTATGTTTGTCTCATTTGTTGAGATATTTTTTATGAATAGTTCCAAATAATTATTTGTAATTTATGGTCAAACGAATATTCAGCATGATTTGCCCGGGCAATTGTTACGCATGATTTGCCCGGGCAATTGTTACGCATGATTTGCCCGGGCAATTGTTACGCATGATTTGCCCGGGCAATTTTTAAGTTAGGCAAGCCTAATGGGCTACATTTAGACCACCGGTCATGACTCCCTTCGGGAGTCTTTCGCCAACGTCCCATATCAAATTAGGGCACTTTCGCTCGGAAGAGCAAAGCAAGAAGTGCCAATTTGAAATACCCGTTGGTCTAAAGTTTCGTTGTAGAATTGAGTATTTTTTTAGTCTAATAATTCAAAAGCATCGTAAAACCCAAAACCTTCACAAGGAAATTATACATTCATTTACTTTAGGCGATTTGTTTTCAATGAAAAAATAAATAGAATCCCAAGATATACAAATGACTTCGCTTCTTCGTTCTAATCCTGCAGGAGCTGATGCCAAAACAAAATTCGTTCCGATTAAGAGTTTTACCTATCATAATAATGACTACAATGGCACTGGCGAGGGTCACACTGTCTTAATTCCCTTTACATATAAAAATGGCGTTTTGGATGTTAGTACAACTGTTGGTGGCTTTACTCCTTCGGACGGTCAAGGAGATGACCAAGGATATTCATGGAGAATGGTGAGGGTGTTAGGAGGAACAGGTTTAGTAAACACGCTTGGACCGAATTTTATTACGTGGTTTTCTGAGTACTGGAATGGTGGAGGTCTGATAAATTTTACAATTGTTACTGCGCCTATTATGACTAAAGTACAAATGTCGGTTCCGTTGAACGATAGTATATTAAATAGTCAATATGCCGTCATAGGTGATTTAGAAGAAGCACCGTCTTCCGATGAATTTATTACAGGCTCTGAAGCGACAAATTATGATACGGTATATGTTTTCAAGACACCACTTGTAATTAGTTATCAATATACTGGAAATAACACGGTATATTATGCTAGTTTTTATACACAATTTACAAACCCGAGTTAAATGCGCTAAGGGGTAGGATTGGACAGCTTCAATGTAAAGGGGGGATATCTCCCTTTAGACAACACAAAAAACAACACTAATGTTTTTTTTTAACAATCACGAATCCCGGACAAAATTCTTTTACCAAACAATAAACAATGTCTAAAGCTGAAGTTTCTCCCGAGATGAAATCCGCAATTGCACAACACTACCATGCGGATGCTGACGTAGCTCAAGCACGACGAGATGCAGTAGCTGCTCCTGGTCCAGGAGCGCGCCCTACGCCCAACGTATTGATGCGCGCGGCTGCCGGGAAATATACCGATGGTCCCAACATGAGAGGTCCTGGTGACAAAGGTGGTGGTGGTGGTGGTGGTAGCGGAGCAGCTCGTGGTGGCGCATACACCAAAAAACGCAAGCATTGCAAAAGCCAAAAAGCCAATCGTAAATCGCGTCGCGTATAAATTTCACAGAATTTTATTGCTATGAGTTTTTCTCAAATTCTGTTTTTTACAATCACGAATCCCGAAACGCATTCGTTAAAAAAAATTCTTTTACCAAACTATAAACAATGTCTCGACCTCCTAAAGCAGTCGGTTTCAGACCACTAGCTGTAAGTGCAAGTGGTAGTACAGCTCCACTCTCTACCAATGCTAAGCGTTTCGGAGATCGTACAGCAGCATTTAGCAGCTCTACACGCTACGCACACGGTGCAGGATTTGGACCAGCCGCAAATGTTCGTAGAGATGACTTATGGTGGGCGGGAAGTTATACAGCCCAAGCAAAGGCTGAAGTCGCTGCGGAAAAAGCAGCAGCAGCAGCAGCAGCAGCAGCAGCAGCCGCAGCAGCGCGCTCCGCAGGTGGCGGCGGCGGAGGCTATGGTGGCGGCGGAGGCTACGGAGGCGGAGGCTATGGTGGCGGCGGAGGCTACGGAGGCGGAGGCGGCGGAAGCTACGGAGGCGGCGGAAGCTATGGCGGAGGTGCTGGTGCTGGTGCTGGTGCTGGCAGTAGCAGTGGAGGTGGCGAACCTTACGGAGGATGGGGTGGCGCATACACCAAAAAACGCAAGCATCGC